GCCCACCACGGCAGGGCATCACTATAGAAAGGAGCACCCCATGAAAATCGCAGCGGCGTACATTCGTGTGTCCACCGACGACCAGATCGAATACTCCCCCGACAGCCAGCGGAAAGCCATTCTGGACTACGCCAAACGCAACGACTACATCGTGCCGCAGGAGTACATCTTCGTGGACGAGGGCATCAGCGGCAGAAGCACCAAACGCCCCGCGTTCCAGCAGATGATCGGCACGGCAAAGCAGAAAAGCCACCCCTTCGATGCGATACTGGTGTGGAAGTTCTCCCGTTTCGCACGAAACCGAGAAGACAGCGTAGTCTACAAGTCCATGCTCCGGAAACAGTGCGGCGTTGAAGTGGTTTCTATCTCCGAGCAGATCGGAGAAGATAAAACGTCTATCCTGATCGAAGCCCTGCTGGAAGCTATGGACGAATACTACAGCATCAACCTGTCGGAAGAAGTCGTCCGCGGCATGTCGGAAAAGGCACGGCGAGGCGGCACGCTTGGACGTGCTCCGTTTGGGTATACGGCGAAAAACGGTGAACTGCTGCCCAATGACGATGCAAAAACGGTGCAGTGGATCTTCAACGCCTTTTTAAACGGCACAGGAATGCGGACTATCGCCACCCAGCTGAACAGCAGCGGCATACGCACCGCATACGGGAAGCCCTGGGAGAACCGTACAGTGGAATATGTGCTGCGGAATATCACCTATGCAGGACACCAGCACTGGACTCCCGGAGGGACAAAAGACATGAAACACGCCGAAAAAATCAAAGGGAATACCATTGTCAAAAACAACGCCCATACCGCGATTGTATCCGAAGAGCAATTCGCCGCGGTACAAGAGAAGATCGCGGAGAACAAACGTAAGTACAAGAAACACGAGCAGCCGGAAGTTGGTATCCCGTTTCTGGGAAAGGGGCTGCTGCGATGCAGCGACTGCGGCGGGGCACTGTGTATGCTTGGTCGTGGCAACGGGATCCAGTGCCACAACTACGCACACGGAAAGTGCAATGTATCTCACTATATCAAGCTGGAATATATTGGCAAGATGATCGTTGACAAGATCAAAAGCGATGTGGAAGCACAGAATTTCCGCACCATACTGATTCCGGAAAACGCTGCGGAAAGTCAGGAGATGCAGGACAACAAGAGAGCGTTGGAGCGTGCCAGAAAGAAACTTGCCCGTGTCAAAGAGGCGTATGAAAACGGCATTGACACGATAGAGGAGTACAGGCAGAACAAAGCCAGAATCCAAAAGGAAATCGAAGAACTGGAAGCGAAGCCTGCTCCGCCGAAAGAAACCCAGGAATCTGCGGCAGAAAAGCTGCGGCAGCGTATCCTGTCAAACGTTACACTTCTGGAATCCGATGCACCGGCAGGGCTGAAAAACGACATGCTCCACACGTTTGTCAGCAGGATCGTATTTGACCGCAAAAACACGCGGTTGGAAGTGGAGTATCACGGGTGATTTCTTATGCATTTCGATTGTCAGCTTTTGCAATTTGGCGGGCTTAATTGTAAAAAGTGATAATAAGAATACAACAAAAAAACCGGCAGTAAAGCAGGAGATTTCCTGTTTTGTACCGCCGGTTTTCTGTTATGCCTTATTTACACTTCCCGAAAATTATCCACGCTCACATACCCCGTGACATACTTCCCTGCCGGCTTTTTACCGCAGTACTCCTTACGTGTTGTGATCCGGAAACGTCCCAACTTGCACTGCTTGCCGTCGTAGATGTAGTACGTTCCGGCAGGCAGTGTGCCGGCTGCCTTGGTTGCCGTGTCGCTGGAAAACAGCTGTGTCTTGGTCTTGTACAGCCGTACCGCCTGCCCCTGCTTCCAGTCGTATCGCAGGGCGGTCGATGCAGCCGGCTTTGCAGCAGTGCCATTTAAGTAAGTCTGCACCTTTGTCTTAAATGCCGCCCAGTGCGGCAAGATGTACGCCGGACACATTTTATAGCTGTTGTGCATGGTGTTCAGCTGATCCACGGTCCCGTTCCGCCCGTCACGGACGTTGAGCCAATGCGTGTGCGTGTACAGGTGGTTGATGTCAAGGCCATACTTCTTCAGAAGTGCTGCTGCCAGACGTGCAGCATTTTCCTCTGCCCGCTTGTCTGCTGCATCACCGCTGCCATTCATGATGCACTCAATGGCAATGGTTCTACGATTGCCATTTCCGGAACCGTCCGCAGCATGCCAGCCGGACAGCGACAGCGGCAGATTCTGCCACGCACAGGTGCTGTCCACATAGTAGTGTACCCGCACGGTCTTCATGTTGCCGTTGACAGTCGCACGGGTGTACTGCTCTGCTGGCGTAGTGACGGCGGCAGTCTTGATGCGGTCAGTGTTGTGGATCGTCACGCCCAGCACCTTGCCTGTCAGCTGTGCTGTCGGCATGTCAATACGGTTGGGGTTGTGCTTTGTCAGCAGATACTCCTTGACGGTCACGCCGCCGAGCGTGGTTGTTTTGTCAGGGGCTAAAATTGCCATAGTCATTCATCCTTTCCTTTGCTTTGCAGCAAGTCAATTGCTTTCTTTAACGGTGCCGGCATGGGGATTCCCATTAGGCCGGCGTTTTCAAAAATGGAGATCAGTTCGTTGACAGCAAATGCAATGCAGACTGCATCACGGATATACGTTGTGCCAAGGATCAGATCCAGTTGTGCAGAGATCAGCACCAGCAGCAGCGTTACACATTTTCGGGAAACGCCTTTCCAGCCAATTTTTGATTGCAGACCGCCGGAAGCTGTCTTGGGGGATTTCCGGAATACGCCTGCCAAAATCAAACCGGTCAAAAAATCGATTGCCATAAACAACAGCAACGCCCGAATAGATGCGTCCCAACCACCGAACAGCCCGGCAATAAAGCTGCCGACAATACCGGCGGTGGTGCAGATGGTTTCTTTCATGTGTATAATCCTTTCTACTTGATATAAGAAAATTCGAAATCATATATTTTGTTAGCCGAAAAACTTCCTTTCAGGATAACAGAATTGGCAGGAGATGTTGTTATATTGACCATAAACGGTGTAAGACCATCTGTGGAAACACCAACGCCTTTAACGGAATGGTTCGGCGTAATCCCGGTAAGTGAAGTTGATGCTGTACTACAGAGCGAAATTGATGTCATATTACTTTTTGGCTGAACTCTCCCACGAATAAAAACGATGTCTCCGTATTTTCGAAAACTTGTTGTGATTTGGCTAAAAGAAGATATGTCCGCTTTGAAATTAGAAACATCTACCCACCCGCTGTCGGTCAGAGTGTTGGCTTGGGCTACGGTGCTAGTCAGAAATGCCTGGTCGTAATAGGCTGTGTCAGCACCTGTACCTTCTGGCTCTGTGGTTTGCCTCAAATCTTGTGACACCCAAGACGAATACTTACCGTATACAGCGTAGTTACCGTTCCAGTACCCCCATGGGAGATACACCCATACCACATACGTATTGTGTGTTGTCGGTATTACCTTTACTTTGACAGTACCACAGTTGATACGATATACTGTAACGCCGCACGCCTTAGCTGCTGATTGGGTAGACTGGTATCCATCTTTGATCTGGATTTCAAAAGAAGCGTTCTGATATGCATTCGCATTGAAGCCGTTACCACTACACACTCGTATAAGTGCGGATCTTGCGTCCCCGCCAGACACTAGCGTGCCCAAACGCACCCAACTCGCCGCGTTGTTAGCACCACCAATGTTAAGCATGCTGTTTGTTATCATCGCATGTGTATGACTAGCTGCCGACTTGCTGTCCAGTGCGGCTTTTACAGCTTTGTTCTGCACCGGATTTATGGAGGTAGCAGACAAGGCACTGTCTACCGCGACCTTGGTTGCACCAGCAGCGATACCGTCCAGTTTCTTCTTATCCGCCGCCGTGTATGACGCTGTTGTCTTATCCAGCACTGACTTATTGTCATGCGAATGTGCATACCCATAAACCGTATTCCAGCCCACATCTGTAATCTTATCCAGCGTTCCCTTATTGTCATGGACGTGTGCTTTATTTGCCGCACCGTTGATAAACTTCCACTGTTCCTCGTCCAGCTGGTCAAGCACTGCCTTGTTGTCATGGGTGTGACTGGATACTGTCAGGCGACCGGTCTTGGTGTCAAGACTTACCGACGTTCCACCGTCACCGTCTATCAAAAAAGCACTCTGCTTTGCCGTGGCGACATATCTCGCGGAGCCCGTTGCGATTGTGGAGAATGCGTTCTGATTCACCTCGGCACCTGCTGAAACGCCTTTTAGTTTCGTCTGCTCCGCGGTCGTATAGCTGGCAGTCGTTGCGTCCAGCACTGCTTTATTGCTATGAGAATGGCTTGAAATCGTTGCTCTGCCGTTGGTGCTAAGTGTAACGCTAGTGCCGTCTTCACCCTCGATCACAAAAGCGGCAGTTTTGCTTGTCGCGGTATATCTTGCTGAACCAGATGCAATTGTGGAGAACGCATTCTGGTTGACTTCCGCACCGGCAGCAATGCCGGCAAGTTTCGTCTTTTCGGCAGCGGTATAGCTGGCAGTTGTTTTGTCCAGCACAGACTGGTTCTCATGTATGTGTGTCTGTCCGTACACCAGCAGCCATGACGTTTCATCGATTTTATCCAAGGTGCTTTTGTTGTCGTGCACATGGGCTTTGTTTGCCGATGCTTTGAAGTCCGCGTAATCCTGTGCCGTGATTCTGTCCAGCACTCCCTTGTTATCATGCTCATGGGATTGCCCGTATACAGTCAGCCACGCTGTTTCATCGATCTTGTCCAGTGTGTCTTTGTTTGCGTGGATATGTGCCTTGTTGACAGCCCCTTTAAAGTCCGCGTAATCCTGCTCCGTGATTTTATCCAGAACGCCCTTGTTGGAGTGTGTATGAGCCATCGCATCAGCACCAGAGCCAGCATCTGCAATACTGCCTCCGCCCTGCCCGCCGCTTTCGCTTGTGATACCGCTTTCCTGTGTGCCTACTGTCAGCTTCGCATTTTCAGGTGCCGCGATCGGAATCTCAATTGCGGTTATGGGGAAAAGGCTCTCCGCGGAATCCCCCGGCAGCTTTGTCCGTACATAGTCGCCGTGTGTGAAGTGCTCCACGCTTTCGTCGATGTCCGCCAGATCGATGGCTTCCGCACGGATCGTGCTTGACGCTTTCCCGTTCTGCCGCAGCCACACCGCCCCTTGGTACGCCAGCGTTCCCGCATCTGTAATATCATCAAAAGTTATAGCCTGCTGTATCAGACCATACTTTTCCATGCGGGATTTGCTGTAGACCATGTTTCCGGATTTCACGAGATCGTCCGTTCCGGTCATGTACTGGATCATAAAAGTGGCATCGTCATCGTCCGCCTTATCTATCGTAAGACGGACTTCGTTATCTCCGCTGCTGTCCTTTCGCTTTCCCAGCGGTACAACAGCAGTTGCAATTGATGTACAATCATATGCCCAGTCGCAGTTCAGCAGATTTTTGGCATATCGCACGTCCTGTGAGCAGGTTCCTGACGGAATTGCAAGCCAGTCGATATATCCGGCACAGGTATCGCTGCCGACATATCTGACACGCAGAATGCCGCCAAACGAGTTCAGCAGCTTGTCTTGGATTTCTTCCCAGAAGGACGGATACACACCACTGGAGCGGGCAATTGTTCCTTCTGTTCCGTCCTGCGTCATTGCCTTATGTACCGTCACATCACCCAGCTCGAAGCTTTTCGACTTGTCCCGCAGCTTTTGGTTGTACATTTTGATATACCAGTACAGTACGTCTTTGGGCGTTGCCCCGCTGATCGAGTAGGCAAAGTGCAGGTCGTTCAGCCATGCCAGAGCTCCCTCGCAGTCATACGTGCGTATGCCATACATGTCCTGACTGTATCCCGTGACTTCTCCGTAAAAAAGTAGTTTGCTGTCCCGCCAGATCTTCACGCGGGACACCTTGCATGCGATCTCTTTGTACAGCGGATGCTGCGGGTAGATCGCAAAGGAAAAGCTGTCCACGCCGTTGACCACAAGCTTCACATCAGGATCTGTGACGTACTCCATGCCGTTGACACTGCCGGTGAAGCACAGCAGCTTCTCATCTACTTTGACCTTATACACTCTTACAGGCTCCTTTCCTGCAGCTTTATCGTCACTGTCAGATCACCCTCTCCGACACAGCAGAACCCGAACTCCTGCGTTGCCCCAGCAGGAATCTCAACGCCGCTGATCGCCGTATCTTTCCCGCTTGGCAGCGATTCGGATTCGTTCAGGTACGTGTCGCTGCTGCCGCCTGTGTGCCGCTCCGTTGCTGTGACATAGAAATCCTTGTCGCCGTTGAACGTCGGCACAGCAGGAACGCCGCCGGCGTTTGTGACGGAGGCGTGGATCAGGGTGGCAGCCGTACCACCAGCTGTACCAACGCCTTTTCCGACCGTGTGACCGGAGCAGGTCACTGTTCTAGCCTTGTTCTTGTACTTATACGGATCGCAGGTCGCCGTCAGCGTCACTTCCCCGATCTGCCCGTCAGGAGAGAGTTCCCCGACAGATACACGCCCCGTGTAGAAGTAATCCTTGTCATCGTCCAGCACGATTTTCACTCGCTTGCCGTTCAGGGCGTTTTGCAGCTTTGCATATGCCGCGTTCAGCCCGAAGCGATCCGCGATAAAGGTGAACTGCATCTTCAGTATGCGGCTTTTGTACGTCACGCCGCCGAAGTACTCCGTAAAGTCCACAGCCCCGTCTACGCCGGGGATCTCCACCAAGTTGGTGTTCGGCTCCACTTCGCCGATGCTGTAGGAATTCAGAAAAAGCTGGTACGCATCATACGAGTGGTTCCCGTCAAATTTGATGCCTTTCATCTTATGTCACCCCTCTCTTCGCTTTGCTTTGCAGGCTGCCAAGTTCACGGTTCATATCAGTGGCGATAAGCTTCGCAAGCGTTCTGCCATTGATCTTGATGTCGTGACCAGATACAGCCACCAGCTGCGGAAAGTAGTCCAGTATCGCCGCCAGAATTTCAGACAGCAGTTCCATAACGCCGGCATTTTCGGCACGGACAGCTTCCTGTACATAGCCTTGCAGCGTGGCAATAGGAGCGACTGCTTCTGCACCTGCTTCGCCGCCGATCATGGCGTTGCCGGTACTCGGATTGATGCCGAATATGGTCGGCTGATGCAGCACGGCGCCCTTCGCGTACCATTCCACGCTCAAATGCGGTGCGGACGGCGGATCGAGAGAAAAACTGCCCTCAATACTGAAATGCGGCAGCTTGATGTCCGGCAGATGCCAGTCAAAGTCGAACACGCCTTTCAGCCACTGCACAACGCCGTCAACTACTTCCTTTACGCCGCTGAACTTCTCGGAAGCAGAATCAAAGATGCCCTTGAACGTATCTTTCGCACCGTTGAGGAAGCCTGTCAGATAGCCGGAAACCGTATTCCACAAGCCCATAAACGTGTTGGAAATACCGGTGCCCATTTCGCCGAACCCCTGCTTGATACGATCAGTATCTCCTGTAAATATGCCGACAAAAACATTGAACACGCCCTGCAAAAATTCGAATACACCGGAGATCGCCTGTATAATGCCGTCGATCGCGTTGAACAGCCCGTTCAGCAACCCTGCTACGGTGGAAACTGTTGTCGCCACGACAGTGCCGATCAAAGCAATGATTGGTTGCAGCCAGCTTAAATTTTCGCCAATGGCTTGAATCTTCTCGATCCAGCCCGGCAGATGCTCTGCAATAGTGCTGCTGATCGTGGAAATTACAGGCGTTATCAGGGAGGACAGTATCCCGATCACGCCCGCCACAAACTGACACGCTCCGGCGAACACCGTCATTGCCGTAGATGCCGCACCGCCGCTTTCGACAAATCCGGAAAACAGTTCGGTCAGCGGCGAGACTGCATCTTTCAGGTTATTCCATGCATCTTTCAGTGCATCGATGACCGGCTGGAAAGATTCCTGCACAAAGGCCGCAACCTCCTGTGCCTTTTCCCACCATTCCCCGAGTTTTTCCTTGAAGTCCTCGATCTGCGGCTGAATCTCCTCGAATTTCTGCCGTGCGATGTCTATCCACTCAGAAAGCTTTTGCATGGCAGGAATTACGAAATTCTCCATGATCGGCTCGCCGATTTCCGCCTTGAACTGCCGCCATTTTTCCGTCAGATTGGCTTGCACGTTGGCGTACTGCGTGGATTCCTTTGCCGCCTGTCCGACAGCACCGGAAGCCTGCATCATGTTTTCTGCATATTCCAGACGTGTCGCCTGCTTTGTGGCTTCGTCCAGATTCGCCCATGCTTTTGTCTCGGAGATGATGCCCTTTTCCACGGCGTAGGATGCCATCTGCGTATCGTTGGCAAACAGACCGATGGCTTCACCACCCTCATAGGATCCGTTGATGAAGCTGTTCAGATGCCCCATGGACTCGTCCAGAGACACATCCCAGAACGCTGCTGCGTCGGATGCCAGAGTCAAGCCGCCTGTCGCAAGGTCGGTGGCGTCTTCTATGCCAAATCCCAGACCCTTGAACTTTGCAGTGAGAGAGGTCATGCTGCCGGTCAGCCGCGTGGATACCACGCCGGTGGATTTTGCAACAGCGTCCATTTTCTTCTGTGCTTCGCCGGCATAGTCGCCCATGATCTGGTCAAATGCAGAGTTTTCCGCAGACACCTCTGCCGCAGATTCTACAGAATCCTTGCCAAAATCCCAAAGTGCCTGTCCTGCCTTTGCGGCAAGATCGATCAGCTTTTCAAAACCGCTCGCCAATACATTGGCAATGGCACCCTTCATGACGGAAAATCCGCCTTCTGTGTTTTTGGCGCTGTCCCCCAGTTCCTTGACCGATTTTTTCGCCTTTCCGGCGGAATCGTCCAGATTTTTCTGTTCCCGGTTCAGCTGATCGGCGGCTTTCTGTGCCTGACTCAACTTTTTCTCGTTGCTTTTCAGCTCAGAACTTAGCTTTTTGATGTTGTCCGCACAGGTTTTCGCCTCATCGGATTCCTTGCCGGTTTCTTTGCGAAGGTCCTTGTACTTGTCTTTCAGCTTGTCCAGTGTCGTCCGCTGTAGTTCCACCTTTTTGGTCAGGATTTGCAGAGATTCCTTGGTGTCAGAGATGTCACCTTTTTGTCCTTTGAATGCCTTGCCAAACGCCTGCCCGATCTTGTCGAATGCTTTAGACATCCGCGTCTCGGTCTTTTCGGCATCGGCCTGCGTGGTTTTCAGCTGTTTTCGTGCTTCACTGCTGTCTACGGCGATCTTGCCGAATAGCTTGAAAATATCCGTTTTCTCTCACCTCCCGTCAATAGATTTTTTCTGCCGCACCGAACTGCATATTCTCAAACCGGGCGATATTCTGCCGGATCAGCGCCGGCACATCTTCTTTCCGGATGTGCTGAGACTGTTCTTTCGCAGAACTGGTCTGTAGCCCGTCCATAAATTCATGGAAAGACTTGTCGCGCACCTGATGCAGGAAAAACTCCCAGCACTGCTGCCGGGAGGATTCCTCATATATCTTGCAGACCGTCTCTGCGAACCGATGCTGCCGGAGAGCAGCGCCAAGCAGCCCCATAGGGTCAGCATACCGCCGCCAGATCAATTCGCAGAATCCGGTGATGCTGTCTCCGCTGCCGCAAACGGCAGCAATTCCGTGAAAAAATCCTTCATTCCCTGCGATGTGACAAGCTGCCGCAGCATGGCAGCGTATGTGCCTGCGCCGGACTTTGCGATCTCTGCCTCAGATTTCCCGGTAACCGATGCCAGCAGCTGCCGGAGCAGCGGCTCACACTTCCGATAGTTTCGGATGATAATAGCGGCCGCCTTTGCTGCAGCTACTGCACCAACCTCACGGAAATTTCCGCTGCCGAGCCGGGAAATGGCGGCGGCGATCGCCGGATCTTCTGTCAGAGCTGCGATCTCGTCCGAACCAATGGCGGATGCGATGTCGAACAGCATCCCCATATCCTCTGCGGTAAGTTCCCGCATATTTACCTGCTTCATACGCCTGCTCCTTTCACTTGGACGCTGCCGCGCTGGCAGCTACGCTCTGGACATCTGCGCTTGTTTTCGGATAATAGATATTGATGTTCAGACCTGTCATGCGGTCGCCGTCAGAATACGGCCGGTATGCCTCAAATGTCAGCGGCAGCACACTCGCTTCAAAGCTCTTGCCGTCCACCTTTGCGCCGCTGGTGCAGATGGCTTTATCGAAAACAATGACAATAGGCTTACGGTCTTTCAACGTTTCGCCCACATACGCCAGCTTGTCGATCCAGTGCTTTTCTTCAATCTTTTGTCCGGTCGTGCCGACCAGGTAGTCTTTTGCGCCCTGCGATTCTACCAGATCGGAAAATAAGGCATGGTTCAGCAGCTCTGGCGTCATGTCCAGAGCATTGATGGTCATTGTGCCGGTCTCTCCGGTCTTTACCACACCGCCGTATACCTTGACGCCTACGCCGTCGATCGGCACATCGTACAGTGTGCTGGTGATCTCCAGGCTGTTACCGCCGGATGTCGCACACAACAACGTTTCTTTAAAATTGAACTGTGCATTGCCGCCGGAGGTGCCGGTCGTCAGCGTCAGTCCTTTGTGGATCGTCCCTGCGCCCAGCCAGATCCGCTCTAATGTATTTTGGGTCATGCCGTGTTGTCCTGCCTGCATATTACTCCACTCTCCATTCTATGTATTTCAGATTGATCTGTATTTTTTTCAGCCGTGCATCGTCGCACGGAACAGCAACAGCGCTGTTAAAGAACAGCACCACTGCATAATCATCACCGGATGTGCTATATCCGGTGACTCTGGGGAACGCCCTGCAAATTCTCTCCCGGGCAGTTATCAGTGCATCCCAGCTCGTCCCAACCAACGTGAGCAGGAACGTCCCGGACAGCATACCGCTTTCTTCTGTGACCGGGCTGCTGCTGCAATGTCCGACACAGTAGACCGACGGCAGCTTTCCGGCAGTCTGATAGGTCTCATACTGATACGGTATTTCAGCTGCTTCAAGTCGTTCTTTTACCGCCGCCAGCAGTTCTTTTGTCATGACACGCCTCGTTTCACAATTGCAGCCAGACGCTGTTCTGCTTTCGGCAGGTCTTGATCTGCTGCGTGCTGCAACGTGTGTTGCGCTGCCTTACCGTCCGTCTTGTAATATTGCACTCCGTTTTTTCCGTATACAACCGTGACCTTCCCTTGATATGTCGGTTTCCTTGACCCGGTGTATCCAGCAACAGGGACGTACCAAGGGGACGCTCTGCCGTCACCGTTCGCTGCATGGGAACCTGTCCCAAACTCATTCCAGACGGCGTTTTCTAGGTTGCTGCCAACAGTAACGGAATGCTCTGCCGTGTCAACAACATAGTCCCATGAGCCTTTCAGCTGCCCCTCGTCTACGGGAGACATTGCCGCAGCATCTGCCGACAGCAGCGCACCCATTTCCGTGAGAAATTGTTCCACAGCGCTGTCAATCAGATCGGCAGCCTCCAGGATATGCGTTTCCAGTGATACCGTTTCCATTTTCACTGTGCCGCACCTCCCGTGTACCGCAGATAGATTTCCAGCTGTGATCCGTCTCCCATTTCCATAGGGTTGTCAATGTCAAGCACATCATACCGCTTTCCGCCACAACGTAAGCGGCAGTTCTCCGGGACAATGTTCTCCGGGACAATGTTCTCCGGCAGTTGCACCCAGTCCGCCACAAAAATATGCGTAGACTGTTCCGTCTTGGCGTTGTACGTCGTGTAACGGCTATCGCTACCAGAGAGGTCAAGCCAGCCACTGAGCGTAAGCACAGGCGTTTCCTGTTCCACTGCCTCGCCGATCTCGTTGACCTTGCTTTCCACAAGCAGCAGTTCCGCATCTATATTTCCACCAATCAAGCCGTGCATTGTCAGAACCTCGCTTTCCGGTATCTGTCCAGGAATTTGGTCAGCCGTGCAGGAACGCCCAGAACTCCGCTGTAAGCGTCCTCTCCGGAAAAGGTCACGCTATGCCGGCTGATGGTTTCTGATGCAATTCCCGCCCTGTCGGCGGCGTTCTGCCCCGCCCTGCTAAGCTTGTACCGCAGAATTTCCACGCACCCCATTACCACGTCCGGCGGATATGCTACACGGTGCAGCACCGCAGAATCGGTGTCCGCCGGAGCAGGTGACAGCATGCTGTCCGGCAGTACCGTGTACAGTTGCTCGCCGATCTGCACGGTGTCCCCTGTCAGGATCCGCAGGCTCGGGGTCAGCATGCCACCGCCCTGAATCGCCGTCACGTGCCGGAAGCCGCGTTCTGTAAAGGTGTTGTGCGTTTCCTGCCGGATCGCAGCTTCCAGTGCGGCAAGATGTTCCGCAAGCAGTTCGTCCGGTGTTTCGGTGTCCACAAATTTCCGGAGATGCTCCACTGTCATCAGCATGGTGTCCGCTCCTTACTTCTTGAACTTCGCCAGTACCACCTTGGAGGTGTCAGACAGTGCTACCGCATAGAACCGATCTGCGCTGATGTCTGTCTTTCTTGCAAGCGTCTCACGATCTACTTCTACGTTTGTGTCACGCTTCAGATAGATGGTCAGCGCCGCGGTGTCGTCCTCAGTCTCGCTGTCCTGATTCAGCTTGACGATGGGACAGAAGTAGCACGCCGTAGTGGACTTTGTGACCTTATCGCCGACCTTTGCAGCGGGCAGAGTTTTCCGGATCTCCGCGATGTTCCCCTCAGTCGCCGCCGTACCGCTTTCGTCAAAGTAGTACCACTCACTGTGCAGCGGCACTTTCTTGGACGGCACCACGCGGCAGTTTGCCACCATGCCAATTTCACCGGTCAGCATCACGCCGTCCTTGTACTTGTCTGCACTGAGGAAATCGCTGTCCTTCCGCAGCTGTGTCACCTGCTTCGGGTGCACAAAGATGACCTTGTCCGTATTCACTTCCTCGTCCAGCACGTCAATGGCGTCCACAATGCCGGCGTACTTGATCGCCGCCGCACTGCCGTCATAGGTCAGCTGTGCCCCCTGCAACGCAGCCATGGCATCGGCATCGACCTTCGCCGCGATAGACTTTCCGATCTGGTTATTAGTTTCTGCCACCGGATTGCCGTAGCCGGACAGCACGGATTCGTCTGTCAGTTCCACCGCTTTCATCGCTTTCTTGATCTTCACAGTGGTGGTACTGGTCTGGAGCTTTACGGTGTCTGCCTTTACGCCCTCGGCAACGTCCACCGCATCCCCGATGTAGCTGTACTGGGGCACGGTAATGGTGTCGCCTGGCACGCCCTGCAGGGTGGTGTCCACCTTTGCAAACGGGGTGACGACGATCTTGCTTGTGATCTTTGCGGAGATCATATCCGCCATGACCTGCGGATTTACGAGGTCCTTAATAGTTGTTGTTTCTGCCATGGTTATTCTCCTTTTCTCCCGGTAAGGGTGTCGTATGTGTCTTTGTCAGTCTTGTACAAGTCCAGCCGCTGGGCGTAGGACATCTTTGCAAACGCATCAGCAGTGACTGCAGAGCCGCCGCTGTTGTCCGGCAGCTTCTGTTCCAGTATCTGCTTTTTCTCTGCTGCGGCGAACTGCGTCGGATACTGGGATTTCAGCGTTTCCAGCGTGGTGTCCCAGCCTGTCAGCCTGCCCTTGTCGTCCAGAGCCACGCCGTCCATGCCTTGGAGCTTGTACGCCAGATAGTCTGTGTCCAGTGCTCCGGCTTTCAGCAGTGCCACCTGTACCGCCGCCTCCAGCTTCGCCTTGGCGAGTTCCGCTTCCAGTTCGGTGACGCGGGCGTTCTCCTGTGTCTGCTTGGCGGCGTTGTCTGCCTTTGTCTGCTTCTGGGCTTGCTTTAACGCGTCCTGTGCCTGTTGCAGCTGCACCTGCAACGCGTTGTACTCTGCCGCTGTGTAAGTCTTTTCCGGCGGCGATGCGTTGGGTTCAGGCGGCTGTGCCGGATTCTTTTTCGGTTCGTCTGCCATTTTTGAATCAGTCCTTTCGTGATTTGGGTATAAAAATAGCACCTGATCGCTCAGATGCTGATTTTTCGATAAAAGAACGCCGTACCCACAGGCTTTTCTTGTTCTTGTTTTCCGTCCCTCCGCCAGTTTATGCCCGTGGTCGGGGCAGGTTTATGCCTTTTGTGTAATAGCGTTGCACATCTCTGCCATAGCACTGCACAACACCGCGTAGCCTTGCAGGTCGTCAAATGCATCAGGTGTTACTTCTGCCATTTCTTCCAACTTTTCCAGCAGGATTTCTTTTGCTTTTTGTTCCATAGGTTTCTCCTTTCGGGCATGAAAAAAGCACCTCGGGTGAGATGCTTTTTCTGTATAAGATTTCGGAAACACTATCGATTCTCTTCAAAAAAGAAAAAAGGCTTTTCAGCAAGGCGGATTGTCTCCTTGTTGATTTCTTTCGCTTTTTTCACAATTTCCAGCGGTGTGTTTTTGGAAAAGGTTCGTGTTTTTCCTTTTATCATATATTTACGCCATTCCATTGGATAATCAATCAGCATTTTCATTTCCTCCTTTGTGCAGCAAAGCTGCCACAACATCACGGGACATTTTTCTCGGCTTTTTGCTGCAATATTCTGCCACGCATTCTGAAATAAATTCGTCTAGCGATTCATCATCTATAAGTCCGTAAATGGACAGTGCTTCCTTTTTCAATTTCATTATAGCATCTTCGTCTAACCCTGTCAAGCTTTCAAAAAAAGCATCTCGAATGTCACGGACTTTTTTCAGTCTTTCCTCATAATCCGGAACAGTATCTTTCAAATGCTTTTGCAATGCATGACCAAGCTCATGGCGAAAAGCGTGATACGGGGAGGAACTTGACCATTTCCCCGTTTTTTTCATTTCAGCAGCAACTTTTGAAATTGTATTTTTCCCGTCTTTACCACCTGCACCGGAAATTGAGATTGTGCCGTTGTTGTCATTGTAAGTACCCCAAATTCCGTTGCTTTTATATGGCTCTATCAAAACACTTCTTACACTGGGTGTTTCTCCGAACTTCTGTCCAAAGCGGTCGTATTCATCAGAAAATTCCTTTGCAAGCTGTGGCGTGATTTCTTTTGTCCCGCTGACCTTATCAAATGCGATACTGTAATTTCCTTTTAAGTACCTGATTTTCTCCGCCCGATACGTCTTTCCCGTACCGCCGTTGTCCTTTGTTGCAGGCGGCGTGACTTCCACAGCATGTCCCGCAGGAACCGGAACCGTTCCGTCCGGCTTCCCTGCTGTTTCCTGCACGTATCCCGCACGATATGCCGCGTAGGATTCACTGGAAACCTTCACAAGGGCTCTGTGCTGGTTGTCATACTTGTAATCGCCGTCGGCTCTGACTGCCCATCTGGGGCGGCTATAGGCGTGGCAGCGGCAGTTGATGTCCTCGGACGCAATGCCAAACTTACCGGGTGCCTGTGCCTTTCTGCCGTCCACCTCAAAGGGCTCGTCCAGTTCGCGGACCTGCCCGTCCAGCTGGACATGGTGCGGGCGTGTCTTTTTGTCCATGGTGCTGTCCCACTGCTTCACCAGATCTGCCCCCTGCTGCTTCGCCGTTCTGGCGGCTTCCAGTCTGGCAGCGTTGGCGATGCGGTTTCCCTCGGTGCGGACGATCAGCTTCGCCCGTCCCAGTGCCCCGCCACGCATAGTGGCATAGTTGCCGATCATTTTGCCGGTGATCTGGTTCGCCATGTCCCCGTAGCTTGCACCAGATGCAAAGCCGGCGGAAACGATGTCGGTGATATGCTTTTTCAGTCCGGCAAAGTCCTCGCCGATGCTGTCATACAGCGGCTTTACAAGCTTCGTGTCGTTGACGGCAGCCTGACAGACCTTATCCTGCGGAACCGGCAGCGAGAGCCGCAGCCCGTCGCTTTGCAGTTCGTACAGCACCGCCGTGTGCCCTGTGAGATAGCAGTCCTGCAAGTACTCCTGCACGGTGCGGTACGTCTTGCTGTGCAGCTTTCCGAGAATGCGTTCCAGCTGCTTCTGCAAGCCCTGCTGAAACGCTTTCTGGTAGGCAACAGCCTGCCGGTTTTCCACGTCAGTCCGTTCGTCCAGCTGCCGGAGCCTGTCCTTGACATCTTCCAGTGCTTTCTGATACGACCGTTCCAGCTGCTCCATGACTTTTTTCTCGGAAAGCAGCTCATACTGCGTGGTCTGCTTCTGTGCCGGTGTCATCTGCCGCACCTTCTTCCAGCTGCTGCATCAGGCTGTCCAGCTGTGCACCGTCCGTCTGTTCCAGCGACTTCCGCACCTCTGCCTCGTCCAGTTCCAGCACCTTGCACAGCGGCTGCAGCACGGCTTCCACGCCCAGCTGTGCCGCCGCGGCAAGCAGAGTGCTGACCTTGATCTGCACGGCAGCAGCTTCCGCACTGCCGATCGCCGCGTTGTCGGATTCGTTCGTGATACAGGTTCTTGTGAAGTCCATTTTCACGTCAGCACGGGTGAACGCCGTCCCCCTGTCCTTGTTGATCTGCTGCAGTACCACGTCGATGATGCCGCCCATCATCTGCCGCAGGTGTGTTTCCAGCTTGCCGCACTTGATGTCCAGCAAGGCGTACCGGGACTTGATGACCACGTTGGTGATATTGCCGTCGCCGACCTGTGCGGCGTTGAAGCCCATGCCGAACTGATAGATGTTCTCTTTGTCCAGTTCCAGCTTGACCTTGCGGGCTTCATAGGGCACTTCTACCGTTTTCATATCCACCCCGCCGCTTTCGCCGGTGCCGATCACCTTCTTGGTCTTGATGTTTTGCATCAGTTCTGTCATGTCCGTGCCGCCGTATCCGGACACGACCACCAGATACTCCGCCGCGTCCTGCAGGTTGTTGGACAGCCCGCAGGACATCAGGTCATAGTCGTCGATCAGCGACTTCACCGGCTGAAGCCCCGAAACGCGTTCACGGTTGTTGTCGATGCGGAACCACGGCAGAAAGCCCAGCCCCTCGAAGTAGGTATCGTCGGAATTGCCCTTTTTGTAGAGCACATGCGGCCGTGGATTGGGAAGCCCGTTTTCCGGTTCGTCCAGCGTGATCGTGCCGCTGTCCGGCTGCGTATACGTCCACGTCTGCGTGTCGTCCATGACAAGCACCTTGTACACCGTGTGCCCGTACATGTCTGTCCGCTGCGGATACCGGTACAGCACGTAGTCCCTGCCGTCAGAAGTGTACCTGCCGTCCGCTTCCACCACAGACAACGCATCGGCACACTGGAACGCCAGCTTGCCGTCTGCATTCATATAGGCGTACAGCCAGCCCCAGCCGCAGACCACCGCATCTGTGCAGGCATCTGCCAGCTCCGCCCGAAAGCGGTCGTTCTCGTTGAAGTAGCTGTCCAGTTCCTTTTGCAGCCGGTCATCTTCGGCGACCACGATCCTGTCACGGTTGCTGAGCAGATACTGCACTTCCTGATCTGCCAGTTCCGTGAAAAACGGGTGCGAGATTTTGATGTTGCTTCTGGTTTTGTCCTCTTGCAGCTCTCCGTGGGCATCGTAGTAAAACAGGCGGTAGTTCTGTATCGCATGGCGGGCGTGGTAGTACTGCCGCCCGATGCGTGCCTGTGCCTTCTGCGGATCCCCGTATGCTGTGTTCAGCAGCGTTTGTATCTCTCCGATCGTCAGCATTCTTTCACCTCCTACACAAGCCACATGCCAAGCGGCTTGGGATTTTCATATACTCCGGTCAACGCGTCCGGTGCGTCGTCGTGGGCATTCTTGCCGGTACGCTGATAAGACAGCACCGCACCGGCAAAGTCCCGCCAGCGGTCTGCCCAGTTCACCGGAAACAGCACGTTCTGCATCACGCCGGTGCTGTTGGATAAAATCCGTGCAGTCTTGTTCTTATGCTGGTGAAACCACGTGATTTTCGTGTGCCGGTTCCCCAGCTTCCGGCATTCCCGTTCCACGTTTCTGGCGAACCCTCTGCCGCCGTTGTTGGATTCGATGATCGCACAGCCGATGTTGTGCTTTGTCAGCATCTGTGCAGTCTGCGGCTCGGTGGTTTCCATGGGCGCACTGGTATAGAGCACGTCCAGCACGTAGTACGTGCCGTTGTATACGCCGTAGCAGATGCTGCACAGGTAGTCGCTGCCCTCGTCTGCGGTATCGGTGTAGCACAGCAGATACTGGAGCAGGGATGCCCCGTTCTCATCCACCGGCAGTGCAGTGTACGTTGGAATCCTGGTGTACAGTCTGCCCCTGATGTCCATGGGCTCCTGCTGATAGTTGGCGGCGGCGATCTCTTTTCCCATGGCACTCGTCTTTGCCAGATAAGACCTTTTGGTCAGCACGGCATCACAGAGCATTGTGCCGTCGTCCTGCAACGCTTTCATACAGACGTGCCGCATCTTTGCACCGGACTTTCGGTAGTGCTCCAACGCCCGCCCCGCGAGGTCGTCTGTTGCCCAGCGTGTCATGATGATGAGCAGCTTTCCGTTTTCCTCCAGGCGGGACTGCATCGTATCCGTAAACCAAGCCCAGTGCTTTTCTTTCACCAGTTCGTTGTTGGCTTCTTCGGCGTTTTTGATGAGGTCGTCGATAATCATCAGCGATGCCCCGAAGCCGGTCGCCGTACCGGTGGGCGATGTGGCAAGGTAGTTGTTGTAGCCGCCCTCCAGACTCCACAGGTTCATTGCCCCGTCGCCGTGCTTGATGCGGGTGTCGGGGAACACATCGGCGTACACCGGTATGTACAAGTCCGCCTTTTGCTCGGAGATCGCGTTTCGCACATTCTTGGAAAACATGGTGGAAAGCGTTTCGTTGTAAGAGCCTGTCATGATTTTCTGAGAGGGATCACGGCCGAGCACCCACTCCACCAGCAGACCGGCCGTTCTGGACTTGCCGTGACGGGGCGGGAGATTCACGATCATCACCTCGTCATCAGATTCCACGAACGCCTGAAACTCCCTGCACAGCCGCACAAGATACTGCCGGTCAGGCTGATAAAAGTCAGGTGCCATCAGGCTGCAATAGGCAAAAAAGTCACGCCTTGCCAGTTCCGCCTTCGCACCGAGCACGATCAGCCGCTTATCCACTGCCGATCACTTTCCGCAGTTCTTCTGTGGTAAGTTCTGCAAACGGATTTTTTTGCACCGATGCCTCCACCTTTGTGGTGTACTCCCCCGTCATCTTGTTCAGCGTGTCCACAGCTCGGATACGGTCTGCGGCGGCGTTGTCCTCGTCCCTGGCAATGTCGGACAGCAGCTCCTGCCGGCCCCGTGCCGTCATGATGCGTGCGGTCTGGGCAGCTTCGGACAGCTGTTTGATGTAGGCGGCAACGCCACTGTTTGCCACTAGTTTGTAGGCATTCCCCCGTGCATACTGCTCCGAATACCCCGCAGAAACGGCAGCCTGTTCAGCGTTACCGCACTGCACGTAGTATTCTGCAAATTTTCGCTGACGTTCGGTCAATGCGGTCACGCTCCTTTCCGGCATGCAAAAAACGCCGCAAGGTCACCCTTGCAGCGGTTCTTGTCAGTATTGGATAATATTATTATAGCACAGGTCTACTGTATCAAACAAGGTCATTTTTCAGACATTGCATCGCTTTCCGGTGCATTCGCTTGGAAGTTGCTTCGGATATGTACAGACGTTCGTTGACCTGTTCCCATTTCAGCCCGTCGATGTATCGCAGCCGCACCAGTTCTCCCAACTTCGGCGGCAGAAACCGCACGGCACGTTCTACTTCTGCGGCTCTCTCTGCCCATGAAGCTATTGTTTCTTCGTATTCGGCGGAAAGTTGTTCCAGTGCCTCAACGTATCGCTGCTGCCGTGACAGAGGCTCCCCTCTGGTGTGCGGCATATCGCCGTCGTATCGGATGCCGCTGATGCCTGTCGCATCTTCCCGCAGTTCTGCAATTCGCCGCTTGGCGTTCGCACGTGCTAACGATGCACTGCGGCATTGTTTCAGGGTTTCGATGGTCATTACACATCACCTCAATCATTCTGCGTAAAATTAATAGGCTGGATCATCTCCGGCAAGAAGTTAATCTCGTAATGATACGGATCAACGTGTGCTCCGCTGATGTCCTCTACTGTGTAGATCGTCCAGTTGTTCAGGTAGACATAATCCACCTTGTACTGATTCTCGGCAACTTCAAGCGTGATAACAAGCTCGTTGTCGCTGTTGTTGGACAGGGAAAAGTATCCGATCAATTCCAAGATCGGCTTGTCCGTTCTGGCATTGATGACAGACAAACGCCGCTCTACGTTGAAATAGTCTGCCTCTTTCTGCACGTTGTACGTTGCTCTTTCCGCCTCTGTGCATCCTGTCATAGATGCGGCCATCATGCACACGGCAGTTACAGCTGCAATAATTCTTTTCTTCATGTGTAGTCCTCCTTGTTTTGTCTTTTCGCTCGGTTTATGCTCGGTCAACGCACGCGTGCGTTAGGCTTACGCTCGCATGCGTTAGCGTTTCTTCCGGTTCTCCCGATACTGTTTCTGATATGCTTTCCGCCGGCGTATGGCACAGGCATTGCAGAATCTCCGGTCGCCTTTCACGCCGATCAGCAGCTTGCCGCAGGTTTCGCAGGGTTTGGTGGTCATGGCTGTGCCTCCTTCGCTTTGCGTATTCTCGCTTTCAGGCTGTCGATCAGTGCGTCCTGCGTCGCGTTCTTGTCCTGCAGGGCAGCAAGGACGTCGTCGTCCCGTGTGCCGGTCACTGCAAGGTGATGTACAAAAACCGTAGCTGTCTGCCCCTGCCGGTGCAGCCGCTTGTTTGCCTGCTGATACAGTTCCAAGGACCAGTTCAGTCCGAACCAGACCACGTGGTTTCCGCCCTGCTGCAAATTCAGCCCGTAGGCACAAGATGCCGGGTGCGCCAGCAGAATGTCGATCTGACGGGCGTTCCAGTCCGCTGCGTCCTGTGCATTTTGCAGTACACGGACACGCAGCTTAGATCCCGCCAGCAACGCAGTGATCCGTGTGACGTCATGCCGGAAATTGTAAAACACCAGTGCCGGTGCCCCGTGCAACTGCTCCAGAAGCTCCTCAAACGCCTCCAGCTTGCACCGGTGGATCTCTACCGCACTGCGGTTCTCGTCGTATACAGCCCCGTTACACAGCTGCAGCAGCTTGTTGGACAACGCTGCCGCCGATCCGGCATCGATCGTAGCTTCGTCCACCTCCAGCAGCATTTCCCTTTCCAGCTGCTGATACACTTTCGCTGCCTTACTGTCCAGCTGCACCGGGATCGTGTCATACACCAATTCCGGCAGCTGCAAATAATCCTCGGCTTTCATGCTGATGCAGATGTCGCCGATCTTGTCCTGTATGGCCTTCTGTGCATCTTCCTTTGCCTCATAGGTCGTGAAGTGTCCGCCGTGGGTATTGCTGTTGAAATACATCTCCCGAAATCCGGTGACAGTCCGCCCCAGACGGATACCGCCGTCCAGCAGATACAGCTGTGCCCACAGATCCTGAATGCTGTTCGGTGCCGGTGTGCCGGTCAGTTCGATCAGCCGCTGCACGTGGGGCCGGATCCACGTCAAAGATTTGAACCGCTTTGCCTTACTGGATTTGAAACTGCTGCTTTCGTCGATAACGATCATGTCAAACGGCCATGCGTTTTTGAAATAATCCACCAGCCAGACGACATTCTCCCGATTCGTGATGTAGACATCTGCCGGACTGCACGCTGCACGGATCCGCTTCTGTGTGCTGCCCAGAATCATGGAGAACCGCAGGTGCCGCAGATGATCCCACTTCGCCGCCTCTGTGTCCCATGTAGCTTCGGCAACTTTCTTCGGGGCGATGATCAGACACCGGCACACCTGCAGCCGATTATAGATCAGCTCCTGTACGGCGGTCAGTGTGATCACCGTTTTTCCCAGCCCCATATCCAGAAACAGCCCCAGTGCCCGATCGGATACGATCCGGTCAATGCAGTACTGCTGGTAGGGGTGCGGCGTGAACTTCATTCCGGCAGTCCATACGCGGTGATATGCTTTTGCATGAACTTGTCCACCTCCTCCTGTGTACTCAGCACATAGACTTTCGTGCCGACCGCAGCCAGCCGCTTTATCTGCAGCTGCTGGGATTTGGATAGCTTGCCTTTTCGCCCCGGTGCTTTCAGCTCCACCGGCACGATCCCGCCGCCCGGGAAAAATACCAGACGGTCAGGTACGCCGCAGCAGCCCGGCGACGTCCACTTGTATGCCCTGCCGCCGATACGCCGTACACAGCGGCAAAGATAGCGTTCCACTTGTTTTTCATCGTCCATGTCAGTCCTCGCTTTCGTTTTTGTGACCTCACGCACACACGCGTATACATACACGCATTAGGCGTATTAGGTATATTATATATCTCTCTATTCCCCTATTTTATATATTCTATTACTATTAAAGTTGACAAGTTGACAAATAATAAAATATATCGCAGCTACGATGTTTTTACGTCAACTTTGCTGTCAACTTCTCTGTCAAACTGTCAAAGTTCCCATGTTTTCCCATAGTTGACGGCAAAAGAGAAAGTTGACGGTTTAGGGTATCCGTAAAAATCCTTTTTGCGTGCCATACACGACACCGAACCGCATATTGGATTTACATCGTTCCCACCCCGGGATTCTAGCCAGAATTGCATTGATCTCCGCCGCATCAGACCTCCGGAAATAGCGGATTTCGCCGCCGAACGCCTCGCACCAGATCTCAACAGCACATACCCGCTCCCGACGTTTCAGTTTCGTCTTTTCCTTGTCATTGGCGAAGCCGCCCGCCCAGTACATCTTATGCTCAAACAGCGTCCGTTTCTCCCAGTCCTCCGGAATCTCCCGATCCAGAAAGTCCCGGATAACGCCCTCTTTCGCACTGTGCTCGCTGTGTTCTTCCTGTGCCTGCTTTGCGTATGCCTCTACCTCCGGCAGCAGATACAGCTTTTCGCCGTTGTGCCACAGTGTGAGTGCCTCTGCCCAGATCTGCGGCACATTCGCCGCCAGTTCCGTAAATACGCTTTTCGCCGGCTGCTGTACACCGCACTCCACCGGCCAGAAACGCCGGTTTCCCGTATGGTCCCGCAGAAATTCTTCTTCGTTGGTCGTGCCGAAGAATACGCATCTTCTGGGGTACCGCCCCGTTCGTCTGCCATAAGGCTCCCGAAAAATGTCCTCCTGCTTGGATAAAAACTGCTTGATCTTGTTGTCGTCCGCCTTGGACATTCCCACCAGTTCCGCAAGCTCCATGATCCAAGATCCCTGTATGGTTTCGTATGCATCCTTTCCATCAAACGTTGTCAGACTGTCGTTGAACCACTTCGGTGCCAGCAGCCGCAGCAGCGTGGATTTTCCCAGCCCCTGCGGACCTGCCAGAACCGGCATATAGTCGTACTTGATGCCGGGGATCATGGCACGTGCCACTGCCGCAGTCAGGGACGTTCTCGCCACAGCACGGGTATAGGCACTGTCTGCGGCTCCCAGATAGTCGATGTACAAGGTTTCCACTCTCGGCACACCGTCCCATTCCGGAAGGCTTTTCAGATAATCCTGCACGGCATTGATCTTGTTTCGGTGACAGCACAGGCTCACCGCATCGCTGATCCGGTCCTTTCCGGTCACGGCGTATACCTTTTCGATGTAGTGCCGCAGTCCGGCATCGTCATTGTCTGTCCAGTCCCGCACCTCCGGACTGTCGTTCCAAGGCAGTGCACCCAGGCACAGGATCCGGTTGGAAAATTCCTCGAAAACAAACTTTCCTTTCAGATTCGGATCGTTCTCCAGAATAATCAGTACGTTGTCTGTGGTTTTCAGGGGCTTTCCGGATTCAGAATGTACCTGCAGCAGCTGCATCCAGTCCGCATTTTCCGCAGGTGCAGCCCCGAACGCTGCCGTAGCAGCGGCGTACCGTTCCTGCAGCAGCAGTTGTGCCACACCGGTATCTTTAACCGCATAATCACACGCCGCCTGATAGGACGGCAGCTTGTTTGTCGGCGTATCCGGCTTTGCATCGCTGTCCTTGTCGCCGAACAGGTGCAGCCTCATCAGATCAAACGCATTGCACAGCTTGCCGCCTGCCGGATCGTGTGCGTGATGGGAAAAGAGAAACTTGCCGCCCTCATAGACCACCGCACCGCCGGTAGTTGTACCGCCGGCATAGGTGAAGCGATCTCCGGTATCACACACCGTGTACTTGTCCGGCAGGAGCTCTGCAATGACCTTGTACACGTCATATATCCGGCAGAACGCCCCCACCACGCCGGACTTCTCTGTCGGATCCGCCTGCTTGGTTCCCCGCGGAATTTTCGGTGCAGTCAGCCCCGCCCACTGTTTCACGTCCCGCCAGTCGGCGTACATGCCCAGAATGCCGTCGGGATCGGCGAAATACTTGTCCCCGTAGGTGTAGACGTAGGTACTGTCCGCACAGCACGACGGCCAGTACATCAGCCGTGATGCCTCAAAGGTCGTCGGATCGCACTGTTCCATGCCGATGTACTCTGCCAGTTTCCGTGCGATCGGCTCGTATTCGTCCGCCGTGCACGTTCTGGACAGTGGAATCAGTACACGCAGTCTGGGGGCTGCTTCACTGTGCTTTCGGGTGGAGTACACGCAGTAGGCACAGTTCAGCCCCTCGATCCGCTGCAGGACCCCCTGCGTACCGCCGGGAGCGATGTTGTCCATATCCAGTGTGACGACCTCTCTGCCTGTCACTGCGGACGCTTTCCGCTGCCTGCCCTCCAGTGTGCCGGCAACGTAGCCGCCTACATCTTTCAGGCTGTCCTGTTTTGGTTTCGGCAGCTTCAGATATTCCTCCAGCGTTTCCGTTCCCCGCATAGGCGTTGCAAGCTTCGCCACGAGTTCTGACCACCGCAGCTGCTGGGCATTCCACTGCGTGGCTTTCCGGCTGCTGCCGGTGGTTATGGTAATCTTTCTGTCGTTTTGCATTCGTCAACACCACCTAATCCTTTTTGTAATAGTCCCCCACGAATCCGGCGGCATTGAGTACCAGCCCCGCCGCCCACGGGATCGGCTGCCGCATCAGTTCACACGCCGCCTGCAGATCCGCACGTTCTTCCGGACAGTCGATCACCGCCTCATCGTGAATGTGCATGACCGTTTGATAGCCGGCATCTTCCAGCCGCTGCAGCGTCACTGCAAGGCAGTCCCTTGCGATCGCCTGCACAATGTTCTCTGTCAGCTTGCCGCCGTAGGTTTCCAGATCCGCCCACTTTTTGCCCGCCTGACTTACGCCGTAATAGTGCAGGCTGTCACTGTCAAACCGGTTCTTTCCGATATGCGGACGGGCATAGAACAACTTTCTTCCGGACGGCAGCTGCACAGTCAGAAAATCCTGTTTTGTCGCAAAGTCGCCCTCTCTGCGGAAGATACAGCCATTTACGCCCACCGGTGTGCACGTCTGCACTGCTTGCAAAGCGGCGTTCTCCAGCTGGTACCACAGTCTTGTGATATTCGGGTTTGCCTTTCTCCAGCGGTGTACAATGTCCGGCAGCTCGTCCTCAGACAGCCCCATTTTTAAGGCTCCCATGTTGATCAGAGCACCGGCGGAGCCACCGTACCCCAATGCCAGTTCTGCGATCTTGCCCTTCTGCCGCAGTGCGTATTCCGGATTGCCCTTTTTGATTTTTTCAATAGGTACACCAAACATTGCCGACGCCGAGGCTTCGTAGATCTTTCCGTGCGTGCGGAACACCTCCTGCCGCCATGTTTCCTTTGCAAGCCATGCGATCACACGGGCTTCGATCGCTGAAAAATCCGCCACAACAAATTTGCAGCCCTTTGCCGGAACGAAAGCCGTCCGGATCAGCTGGGACAGCGTGTCCGGCACATTGCCGAAGGTCAGAGCGATCATCTCCGTGTCCTGCCCCTTTACCATATCTCTGGCAAGATCCAGTTCCTCGATGTAATTGCGGGGCAGGTTCTGTGCCTGCACCAGCCGCCCTGCCCAGCGTCCGGTACGGTTCGCCCCGTAGAATTGCAGCAGTCCCCGAACACGCCCGTCTTTGCAAACGCTTTTCACCATTGCCTCGTACTTCTTTACCGAGGACTTCCCCAGCTCCTGCCGTATCTCCAGTACCCGCCGCACCTTTGAGGGCAGTTCCGACCTTGCAAGCAGTTCCTTGACGGTTTCCTTGTCCAAGGATTCCACCGTCAGTCCGGTCTGTGTTTCAACCCAGTTTTTCAGCTGCCCTACTGCGTTCGGGTTTTCCAGTCCGGTCAGCGTTACCGCCTCCTGCATCAGATCGGAAGTGACCGCACCGGCGATGTGCAGTGCCCCGTCGATCAGATCCATGTCCAGCCGGATACCGGCAGCGTTGATCCGCTGATCCAGTTCCCACTCCCGCTGCACCTGTTCCGGCACAGGGAATGCGGACAGACGTCTTTCAATTGCCATTTCCGTCACCACGTCCTGTTTGCAGTACTCCCGAAACAGCCGCCACTTTTCCGGCTCATGGCGGGGCAAAACCCGAGTGGTCGGGTTTCTTGCGTTCGGGGTGTGCGGCGTGCAGAACGTCCGGATCAGAGCCTTGCCCGTGGCAAGCTTACGCTTTTCCTGCGGCAGCCCTAATGCCTCGCCGGTTGCGGCAAGTCCGGCGGTATACCCGCAGTACAGACCGTGCAGCTGTGTACAACGCCACTGAGAAAGCCACGACAGCGGCTCGATCTGAAAATACTTTGACAGACAATACCACTCAAATGCTGCATTGTATGCGTGATTCTGTACATTCGGATCAAACACCGCCTGCACGATTTCTTCCGGCAGAGATTCTCCGCACGCCAAGTCGATAATGTTTACATCGCCACCGTCTACGCTGTAGGCAAACAGCAGTACCTCAAAATCATCGGACTGCACATATTTGTACAGTCCGGATTTCGTGATGTCTACACTGCTATAGGTTTCGATGTCGATGCTCAGATGCCGGCTCATGCACCGTAAATGGGCTGACCGGTGATCGGATCAACCACTGTGTACTGCGGTGCCGGTGCCGTCTGCGGATACTGCCCTGCATAGGGGTTCTGCATCGGCTGTGCATAGCCCTGCGGCTGTACAGAAGCACTTACCGCAGGTGCAGCCGCACCGGCATAGGCGTTTGCACCGCCAAAGGCATCTGCTGCGGACACATGGCCGCCCAAGGGCTCGCCGTCCTCCAGCTTTTGTACCGCCTCCAGACCGCAGCCGATCCCACGCTTGCCGGAGAAGTTGTAGGCGTAGAACGATACGCACACACGGGCATACATACCGCTATAGATGTCGCCGGCATTGACGACAGGGTTCTGACCAATATCCACGATCGGCACCGGATTCTTGTTTCCGGCAGTGAATACCCAGTGCCCCTTGCACTCTGCCCCGAAAGGTTCCCCGTTCGGGCGAACACCGTCCCCGTCATAGATCGGGCTTTCGATCTTCGGCGGCATTACGCCGTTCCACTTTGCCCCGACACCGGCGTTGACCGCTGCCTGATAAGCGGCGTCCAGACGAGCCTTTGTGGCAACGTCAGACTTCGGCAGCAGTATGGTTACACCGTACTTCGGGTTGCTGCCGTCCGGAGCACTGCTGTGGGGCTGATTGAGGTGTACGTAAGAAAGTCTTACCTTGTCCGTTGTAAACTGATTTGTATTCAAACTCATGATATTTTTCCTCCAAACATTTCTTCTTTGCGTATGGTCTGCGTTTGTCTGCTGCCGGCACGACTGTAGGTTTTCCCGGTGGCTTCACGATGTAACTGCCGATCAGCTCTGTCAGGTGCTTTTTGCCGCACAGTTTTTCCAGTGCCGTCAGATTCAGCGGCTTTCTTTCGTACAGCAATGCGGCATCATAGCCGGACTGTTCCAGTACCTGAAATGCAGCATCGGTATCTGTGAGAGTGCGGTTCGACCTGCCCTCCACAAGCTTCCAGCCGGGGATCTCCTTGCCGGCGATCAGCTGCCTTTCGGCGTATTCCTCCAAGGACTTTACCCAGCTTTGCAGGGACTGTGCCGCTGTGAGGATGCTGCCGATCTCTGCATCAGACAGCAGGGTATCCGTTTGCCGCTTGCCGATCTCCAGCATCTGTACCGCCCGTGCACGGCACTGTGCCTTTGCCCGACAGAACCGGCACCAGTCCCCTGCGTGGAATTCTCCGGTGCCTTTTGCCGCCTGTTCTGCAAGCGGCTTTACCCGTTCGCCCCACTGCTGCAATTCGTCAGCGGTCAGACTATCTGTGGAGATGTTGTCGAGCCGTGGCTGTACAATGTGCATCTGCACCTGTCTGATCGTGTACAGCAGACTGTACTCCTGCACGGCACCGAGGGCGTACAGCCGCAGCTGCGGGTTGTTCTCTGCCGACACTGCCACGCCTTTTCCGTATTTCAGGTCTACGATGTGCAGCGTGTCGTCGTACAGGATCACACAGTCCCCTGTACCAAATCCGCCGGGGACAATCTGGGAAAAGTCCAGCCGCTTTTCTACGACTACATACGGCGTTCCGGCAAACGCCATGCACAAGCTGCGTATGTAGTCCACATAGGCGTCTGTGTAGCCGTCCATTTCCCGCTGATACAGCTCGTCCGACTGGATCTCTGCCAGCCGCTGCTTGTACGCCGAGGGCTTCATGATCTCAAACTGCTTACGCAGTTTCAGTTCTGCCAGACTGTGGGCAAGCGTTCCCTCAGCGGCGTAGCTGCCGGCAGTGTCGGGAAACTGTTTCTCCAGTGCAGCGGACGGGGTGCAGTTTATCCACCGATGTGCACCGGAGGCGGATAAGAATGCGTGTTCTTCCGGCATCAGATCTGCCCTCCCATCTGCCGCAGTCTTCCGGCAAACTCCGCCCGACGGTTCTCCGGAACAGAGGCAAGCCCTGCCGGTGCACCGAACTCCGCCAGCAGTGCCTGCAGCTCCGGTTGCTTGCCTGCTTCCATCAGAGGACGGCAGGCGATTGCAAGATCGTTTACGCTGTAGGCATGCACCTGTGTGGGAATGCCGGTCGGCAACGGTTCCTGCTGTACCGGCACCGCAGTGTTAACGGGAACGGCTGTCGGAGCCGGTACGGCCGCAGGCTGCGAAGATGCTGTCGGCAGCGGTTCAGACTGCAAGGGCAGTGCCGGCGGATTCAGGGGCTTGCTGCCTGCCAGCAGACCGGCGATCGCCGCCGCCTGTTCCGGTGTGACTGTCAGTGTCATTGTGATTTCCATGATGTTTTACCTCCGTAAAATTGATTATATTGCAACACCATTTACAGGTGTGGCCGTCGTTCTCGATGCTGCCGCAGTAAGGACAGCGTATAGGGATACTAGTTTCCCAAGGAAAGCCCAAAAGCATCACCGTCTTTCATAGATACGCCTGTGATCTTAGACAAAAGAGCGGCGTTCTTCCGGCAGCGTTCCGCTGTTCTGGCGGATTCCGGCGGCAGGCGTTCTGCCCGTCTGTGTAAGTACACAAGCAGCTCCTGCACTTCGGTTTCCTCGCTGTTCTCTTTCATAAGGCGAAACAGCTGCCGAGCCTTCTTCTGCGTTACCGGAAAGAACGTTTCCAGACAGAGCGTCAGCCTGCCGCAGGGATAGCAGATGGTAAACGCCCCGTTCGTCTGTCCGATGTGTTTCTCAGCCACGCTTGCATGCCTCCTCGAATGCAGCTTTTTCCTTGTCAGCTATGACTGCTTTGTCGAAGTCAGCGATCAGCCGCCGCAGAATGTCCCGCATCATCACCTTGTCCAGCGTGTCGTCGTGCCGGATACTCTCGATCGCTGTCGCGTAGACGTATGCGTCTGAGTGGCAGGTTACAGTTTTCTCGGTTTTCATTTGACAAATTCCTCCGTTCGTGGTATGATAAGTATGGTTATTTTTTACCCATGCCCCCGTTACTGGTTGCCGCCGGTGCGGGGGTTTTCTTTGTGCTGCCGCCCCATTGCTCTGCCATTGCTCTTGCAATCCCTGGAAATGTTTTACTTCTAACTTTAGACCGATTTTTTCCACAAACAGTTTCTTCAAAATTTAACGGTTTCCCATATTTGGAATATTTAATTGGTTTTGGTTCTGGCAAGTATATTGTACGCACTAAAGGCGGAAGTCCTCTCAGCCAAAAGCAAGTCCGCTTTTTATGATAATTTTCCAAATCGTTTTGCGAAGTTGCAAAAAAGTAGGGGTGTATGATACAGTCAGGCTTACGAAAAAGTGTTGACATAAACCCAACCGGATTTTCTACTGCCACCTTATCGGCATTTGCATAGTAGCACTGCATAAAAAACACTCCTGCTTTTGCCACACTCCACATCCTGTCTATAACTTTTTCAGGCGGCGTGCGTTTTAGTGATAAATGACGTGTGGTAACATTTGACAAGAACGTGCATGGAGGGTGTGCAATGACTAAATCCCACTTTTTAACATAATGCTTAATTCTATCCATTGTTTCAAACTGACCACCTTGCAACACCGGCAAAACATTGTCTTGTATGTGCCACTCTGGGTGCCCACCCGAGCATTTTTGTATGTCACAGCTGTATGCTTCATGCCCAAGCCGTCGGAATTCTGTGCAAACGCGTTGCGATTCCTCACATGCCACCAGTACTTTCACGTTTCTCATCTCCTTTCTGCGTATTTTCATCGCACTTCGCCTTGACGGCGTTTATCGCCACTCTGGCACGCAGTTCCTTGATGGTTTCGCCGAGTACCTCCGGGATCCCGCCGCCGGCGTAAAGATGCTCCAGCATCGGGAAGTCCGCTCTACTCATGGGCAGGGACAGCAGATACTTTATCACGCCGTTGTACTCCTCAGCGGTCATTTTGAGGGTCATCGGTTGTCATCCTTTCTAAGTTCATCATCCTTGCCATTAGTCAGCCATCGTATCAGCTCTTTATACCTATTCCTGGCACGTTCGTATTCCGTTCTGGCGGCTTCCAGTCTGCATTTTTCCTCTTTCACACGTCTGGCGGTGGGCAGCATGTCCTTGATAATGCAGATGCCGCCGATGGTCCACAGGTCGGCGATGTCCTTCTTGCTCTGGACTGCCGGGTGGTAGCAATAGACGTAGTGGATCTCGGAAAACTCCGCCTCTGTGTACGGGCGGCTGGTCAGGCGGTCAAATTCGGATTGCAGCATGGGTTAGTCCTCCTCTTTTTCCATGATTTCATCGAAGTGTACAAAAACCAGGGAAAGCCTTTTGAGCATTGCTCCCAGTACCTGCTTTGCATCGTGCTTACCGTTGCTGCAATCTGCCACGATATTGGCAACGTATACCGCACCTGTAAGATAGCAAGCTATCACGTCATCGCCGCTGACGTTGCTTATCTTTGAACTCGCGGCGATCTGCTCGTTCTCGTCCATCTTGATGTGGATCTCAATGTGTTTCTTCTTTTCTTCCATGATGATACTTCCTTTCAGGTTTTTGATATGTATACTTCTGCCAGCTGGTGCAAACCATATTCCGGCTGCGTTCCAAGCACCGGCAGAAGTACCGGCAATTCCGGCAGCACGCCGGCTCTTTCTGTTGCGTGGGGCTTGTCCTTTCTGCCGCTTTCGCGGCGGGTAACTATTCGGTTTCGGTTTCTGCATCATCTTCGCCGGATTTCCACGGGTGCTCCCGTGCCCAGTCCATGGCGTCAATGACCTGTTTCCGCTCCTCCGGGTGGTTGTAAATGTACTCTGCAATGACCCTTGCGATACGCTTAGACCACACATTGTCCCAAAGGTCCTGCTTTTCCTGTTTGGTCAGGCTGTCCCACGGAACGATCTCGCCGGTTTCTTCTCGAATCAGTTTGCTTGTACTCATGCTGCACGCTCCTTTCTGTACAGTTTATGCGAGTGCCGGCTTGTCTGTTGTCACGCCCCGACCAGCAGCAGCCGGAACGTTTCCCTGCCCTTGGGCGTGACAAGGTCCTGTGTGCCTTTCCACTGGGTTTTCTCGTTCATGCACTCTTTCCGCTCGAACAAGCCGTCCGAGAGGGGCTTTGCGTAGGCGGTCAGCCTGCCCTTTTTGTCGCGGTACATGTACTTCTTTTCCAGCAGGAACGCCACGAACTGATTCTGTTTTACGCCCAGTTCTCCGGCGGTTTCCCGAATGCCGGTCAGCAGATTCCGGTCAACCAGTTCGTCGAAGTATTCCGCTTTCGGCTTCATGATCTGGTTTTCCACCGTCAGTGTGGAAACTGTGATCTGCATCTCTTTCAGTTTGGCGTTCGACAGCTGTAAGGCTCTTGCCATGATTGCATCAGGGCTGTTCCACTGTTCTTCCACAGCAATGAAGTACTGCCGCATCTGCTTGCCCTTGTCCGTCCGCTGGAGCATGCAGAGTTCCTTTGCCATGGGGATTGTCAGCTGGTGGTCGGTTGACGGTCTGCCGCCGGTACTTTCGGACAAAATTGTCCAAAAGTCCGAATTCTCGGAAAAGCCATACTCTGTCATACGGTCGAACCACTTCTTATACGGCGTTTCAATTTTCAACGCCTCATACAGTTCCCGTCCCGATACCGTCGGGCGGTCTGCGTTGTCGTAGTGGATTTGGATTAAGTCTTTCATGTTTCATCTTCCTTTCTGTTCACGCTCTGCTGTGCTCCTGTACATCGTCCTTGTTCTGCACCCGAAACTGCTGCCCCTCGACTTCCTCTCTGGCAAGCTTATAGCCGTCGAGAACGCCGGACAGATAGCTGAACCGTTCCAGCGGTGCGACTACGTCCAGTGCCGCGTGGATCAGCTGCTGTGCTACTTTGGTTGCTGTCATAGGTATCACCTCGTATAATAATAGATTTTAGGGTTGTTTCAAAAGCCCCCCCAATGAACCTGTGGAGCGTTCAGGAGTTGCACCCGAATCGTACTCGTCGCTCCGTCTGCGGCGGGTGTACCAGTCCGCCGCATGGAAATGAAAGGAGGTATTCGCCACAATGGCGATTGAAGATGTTGGTAAGCGGTTTTCCGTCATGCTCGGGACGTGGAAACGTGGCTTCATTACAATTTGATTACATTTTTGTCGAATCCTGTCGAATGCTTGCTTTTCATAAATGAATATGGTATAATAAAAATATCAATTTTTTAGGAGGAAGTCCCACTATGAAATGTCCGTCATGCGGCAGTGAAAACGCTGCCGGAACAAAATTCTGTAGCCTGTGCGGCACAAAGCTTCCGTTGGACGGTGCTGAACAGCCGACCACCGCACAGTCTGCACAGCAGCCCGTTCCACCGACCCCGCAGCAGCCCAACACATATCAGAATGCTGCACCGCAGTACCAACAGTACCAGCAGTATCCGCAGCCGCCGAAGAAAGAACCGCTTAGCAAGCAAACTTGGTTTGTCGTGCTAATGCTCATTCTGGTGTGGCCCGTTGGTCTGATCCTGATGTGGTGCAATAAGAAAGAATGGAAGCTGCCTGTAAAAATCATCATCACTGCCTTTTTTGCCCTGATGCTTATCATCGGTGCCGCATCTGGCAGCGGCAGCAGTTCTTCTGACGATTCCAGTTCTTCCCCTGTTGTGACTACGACAGCAACCACAACGGAAGAAGCAACGGAAACGGAAGAAACCACTACTGCACAAGCTGAAGATGCAACAGATGCACCAACGGAAGCACCGACAGAAGCGGCTGCTACGGTTGACATTACCAAAGAAGGCACATACAAGGTCGGCGTGGATATTTCCGCCGGAGAATACTGCATCTTTGCAATGGATTCCAATTTTGGCGGATACTACAGCGTAAACGCTGACAGTGTCGGCGACAGCATCATTGGAAACGAAAACTTCGATTACAACGCCTTTGTCACTGTATCTGACGGACAGTATCTTGAACTGAACCGTGCTATGGCAATTCCGGCAGAACAAATTGCCGGCAGCCCATATGCCATTATGACAGACGGTGAGGGCGAATTCCGCATCGGCATCGACCTTCCGGCAGGAGAATATAAGCTGGAATCTACAGACGAGATCGACGGCTACTACTGCGTATATGACAGCAGTGCACCGGATGCTCCGATTGTCACCAATGAAAATTTCAGCGGACAGTCCTATGTTACCGTTTCTGACGGACAATACCTGCTGCTGTCCAGATGCAAAATTGCAAACTAATCAGATTTCTCTCTGCTTCCCCAAAAGCCTACCGCTTTGCGGTGGGCTTTTTTTGCTGCCTTGTCTACAATGACTTCAAAGGTCCTTCGTGACGGAAGATATAGCAAAACCTCGAAGTCTGTAGCAGGCAGTGCACTTTCTCAAACGTAAACAGTTACTCACAATTCATGCGGTATCGTTTTTCTTGTATTCCCTGCTTCAGTATGGTATAATGGAGCGAGGAAGGGGGTGAATAATATGAAGTTAGACTATGACTGTTTACGGTCATTGCTGTTAAAGTTGGAAGATTTTGAAAATCTTGATGATGATCTGTGCTATCAGTCCATGACACTAGATGATATGGAAAAAGCACTAACAAACTTTTCAAAAAACGAGATTGCATACGCTACTTTGAAAGCCAAAGAAGGTGGTTTGATAAACGCAAACATCGTGAATGCAGATGATTGCATTTATACATGCATCTATTCCAGCTTAACTTACGATGGACATCAATTCCTTGATAATGTCAGGAACAACAACATCTGGAATAAAACAAAATCGATTGCAAAAGAATTAGGGTGCACTTCGTTCCGTTCGTTGTTATCCATTTCCGAAAAAATTATTCTTGCTATGATTCAGTCGCAATTATAGGATTTGCATTCTCATCGGTTACGGCAAATTCTTTCCTTGTGGTAAGAAAGCAGCCATTTGGCATCTGACAATTTCCTTTTTGGCACTCTGTATTTTTCTGCGGATCACACAGATACAGAGTGCTTTTTTCATCGGTTTTCACTGCTTTTCACCTCCTCAGTACCGTTTTCCCCTAAGGGGAGATACAAGATTTCTTGTGAAGTCGGTCGAGATGACCGCCTTGCAAGTATTATTATACTACGAGATGACCCACTTGTCAAGATAAAAGCCAAGAAAAAAGTATACAAACTGACCGACTGTTTTTTGTGCAAAAAAACAAAACGACCGATTATAAATCATTTCTGTATTGACAAGTAGGTCAGAATGTAGTACAATAGAAACAAAAAGGAGGTGAATAAATTGAACATTGAAAATCTAAAAAGAGCCAGAGAAAACGCCGGACTTACTCAAACACAAGCTGCCCAAAAAATCGGGGTAAGTGATGGTACATATAAGAATTACGAGCAAGGGAAGCGTGAACCTAACGGCGACAAAATAGTTACCATTGCAAATGCTTTCGGCGTCACCACCGACTATCTTTTAGGCAGACCAGATGCCAAAGAGCCGGCCGATCCGATCGACAAGCTGATGACGGTGGACGAAATGGAAAAGGACCTGCTCCGAGAGTGGCTGAGTCTGGACGAAGCTTCCCGAAAGTCGTTCCTGGACGTACTGCGGAAGATCGTTGCCGCCGACCAGAAGCGTCAGACTGCCGCATCAAAACGTGCTGCCTATCTGCTCCACCGCCTGAGCCGCCACAAGGTTTCTGCCGGTCTGGGCTACAACCTGGACGACGACGATAACTGGCAGGAGGCAGAGGTTGTGGAAACCGCCGCCGTGCATCAGGCGGACTTTGCTGTGGAAGTAGACGGAAACAGCATGGAGCCGGACTATCTGAACGGTGACATTCTGCTGGTGCAGTCTACCCCGACGATTGAAGTGGGTGAAGTGGGCGTGTTTACGCTGAATGGTGACGGCTACGTCAAGGAACTGGGCGAAGGCGAACTGCTCTCCCGCAATCCGGAGTATGATCCCATACCGATCCACGAAAGCGACAGCCTGCAATGCTGGGGGCGTGTCATCGGGAAGACGGAGCTGATGTGA